GCCATTAAAACAGGCTTTTTTCTTATACGAAAAAGACCGCCCCGAAGGGCGGCCCTTTCCGAGAAAGGAGGAAGACTATCGATCATGCCCCCGAAGGGTGCGCTTGTCAGCTAAGAAAAGTCTTTTCTTCGGTGCATCTTTGATAGCACCGTTTGATATTGGCGATGGCCATCATCGCCTGGTTGTTGGGATAGTCCGGGTGGGCGTTTGAATAGTGCTCATATGCGTCTATGTCCCGGAGTGTCTGATCAAACGCTTCTTTGGAGTGCATCTTGCCCCGCAGAAGCTCATCGTTAAAGTTAAGGATTCCTCTTCTCGCATTGTCAGCATTATCTCGCCCCCGGTTCTTCTCCATCAGCTGGAGGACTTCGCCCTGGGCGTCGATTTTCCCGTCAAGCCGGTCAACCTCTGACTTGACGGTAGACAGAATCCATTTTTTCATCTGATTCATAAGAGCCGAGATTGCCGTAATCAGGGCCACTAAAAACGCGGCTCCGGCGGCAAGCTGGCCGAGAGTGATAGATTCCATTTTTCCCTCCTTATATCAAGCCGAGGCTTGTGCTGGATCTCGGCACTCCAACGATATAGGTTAGGCTGTCGATTCCGAAGTCGCCGAACATCCACCCGGCGGAATAAAGATCGTTAAACATTTTACCGATTCCGCTTGATGTGTCGCTCAGGTCTCCGTCCGTCGATGTCTCGCTATATTCCTTGTTCGTCGAGGAGTCTCTGATCCTGACGCTCGCGCGTGATAGATAATACTCGTAATTGGTCGACGTCCTTCTCGTGAATTCAAACCGCCAGCTCATAACGCCGCCGCCTGCCCATTCGTACGATCCTGAGAAGGATATCGTTCCGAGCGGAGCCGTCAGATTCCCGGCCCACAGGCCGCCATTGATCCGGAGCATCGGCGTTTCAAAATATCCGATCTCTGATGCAAACGTGTAATCCGACAAAACCGCGACGGAATACGCTGTATATGTGCTTCCGGATCTTGTATAGGTCTTCTTTGTATCCAGCGGAGAGGGCATGGTGTAAACGTGCTTATATTGGCCGACCTTTAAAGCTCCCGTTTCCGCTATGGATGACGAAAGCGTTCTGTATAACGTCGGCAGGGTGTATTTGTAAATATTCCCTTTCGCGTCGTTTATCAGAAGCGTCTTGTTGTCGTCGGAGACCCATAGATCCTCCAATTCCTCGTTGTTCGTTTCTTCAAGGTAGAAGGATCTTATCAGCGTCCCGCTATAGCTGAAGCACCGAACGACCTGATGGCCGGAGGCAAGAGTAGCTTCGTTGTATGCGGATTCCAAAACCCACAGATACTCGTTTGTCATGTGGAACGACCCTTGCACGGTAGTACATCCCGTATAATCAAGAGTGACCTCCGTCAAAGGCACCTGGTAGGATTCAGATCCGGAATTGTATGCAGCATAATAAGATATGTTCCGCGTTGACGGGATATAAAACGCCGTCACGGTTCCCCTGGTGCCGAAGTCTCTGATACCGACGCCCCAGTTGTTCGGCATGGTCTTGATGGTCTCGGCGAACGTCGAGGCGTCAATGACTGCGACTTTCGTATAATCTACGTTGTTTCCTGTGGATACCGCCGCCCCGGATGCGTACAGCTTTCCGCCGTAATAGTACAGGCTGTTGTAATGCCCCGTCGAAAGGGTGTATGTTCCCGCAATGGTGTAGTCGCTAAGGGCCATCTTTGTGACTTTCATCGGGGTCGTGTTCGCAACGCTTCCACGGTTGGTCAGATAGATGTTCGTACCGTCGCAGGCCATTCCTTGAGAATTGCCCAACCCTGTAGAATGCACTTCGTCCGGATATAAATGACCGAATTGGTCGAGATCGTCCCATCTCAGCATCTCGCTCGGCTTGATCTCTTCTCCGTTCAGCCATAGGCTTTCGTCGGTCTGCGGAAAACAGTTGATGCCCAACGCGCTCCGGAGGGCATCGTAGAACATCAAAGGTATACCTTTTCCAAGTGTCGCGTTGATCGTGGTCGTTGCGCCGAACGCGTCAGCCACTCTGACTTGAACGTCCCACCGCTGGTTATTGTCCGCCTGGAACGTGGCGGTCGTTCCCGTCATCGTTGTCCAGGCCGTCCAGGTGGATGTCCCGACCTGTTTGTATCGGTATGCGATGGATACGGAATTCTTCCCGCCCATGCTCGAGAAGGTCGGATCAACGTAGAGATTCGTTTCGGTGTAATAATTCGCCACGCGCTGAACATTAACGATGGCGGAGGGGTTTTCCCATGCCAGCATCTGAACGGTGACCGTCTTCGTGGCGGTCACGCCCCGGGAATCCGTGATCGTGGCCGTGGCGGTCACGTTGGTAGACGAATCGATCGTTGCGTTTCCTCCGGTCGCGCTGCTTCCGGAAACGGACAAGGTATAATTAGTATTATTGACCTTGACCTCCACCTTTGATACGGTCGCGCCGTACTGGGTGGCCAAGCCTGACGCGGTATATCTGACGATACCCAGCTTTTGAACGATCTTTTGATTGTCTTGAATCAAGGCTTGCGTTGTCGCGTTGGTGTCCTGATAGGTCAGCGTCCCAATGGACGGTTTGCAGTCCGCCTCTTTGATCGTGTACGTTCCGCCGTCCTCCGTGTCTGAATGCGAATCGTATGTTACGGTAACCTTATAGGTTCCGCTTTTGGATCGCGGAATGCTGTTGTACCATCGCGGAATCCATGACGAATCGCGGAATCCGGAAACGCTGTTTCCGCTGTATGTCTGCCCGAGGGTGTGGGTGGTTCCATCTGCAAACGTGATCGTGACGGAGTACGTTCTGCCCAACGGGTTATAAATGCCAATGGTCACGCGGTCGCCGATCGCGAAGTCCGGCATCGCGTTGGCGTATGGGTACCAGTAACATTTGACCGACATCGGGTCGGAATTCGTATATAGCTGTGTATCCAACGCCCGGAGCGATGTGACGATGCTGTAGGTGCTCCCCGGCGTCAGCCCTGTGATGGTGTAGGAACCTTTTTTTGCGTTCGCGCTTATCGGCGAAGACCAGGACGACCCGCCGTTGGTGGAATACCAAACGCGGTCAATCGTCTTGTTTGACTCCCAGGACATCGTGATCGATGTTTCCGTCTTTGACGTCAACGCTTGCGTAACGCTCGGGCGGAGGGAGATGTCGGTCAGCTTCAACGACCCGCTGTTCTGAATCGTGCCGATCTGCGTTCCGCCCCAGTTGATATCGAGCGTGATGGACGCGTAAAGGCTGATCGTTTTCTTTCCGTCGTCCCCGTGCGGAACGGTGATTGACCGGGAAATCAGAACAAGGTCGCCCTGCCCGCCGATCGTGCCGCTCCAGCTGTATGTCGTGCCGTCGATGGTCATTGACGCCGATTTGGTGGCGGATGACGATATCGAATAAGGCCGGTGAAGGGTCAGAACGGCGTCACAATACGAAACGTTAGCGGTCGCCGACGTTCCCGTCTCCGTCACCGTCAGCGTTCCATAAGGTGCATACGAAACGCCGCTTGATAATGTTAAAGTCGTGCTTGGCATTTGTCCTCCTTATGTCGCCACGCTTACGATGCCGATGCCATCGTTTACAACGACGCCGTTTTCCTCGACCTGGATCGGGATAAAACGTATCTTTTCCGCGATAGTGATCTCTTCCTCAACAACGGATTTTTTCATGTGGAATTCGTCTTTATCAGCCCAAAAAATGCGGTTGCCGTTGGCGTCGTATCCGGAGAATCCAACCTGTTGGTTCATCAAAACATACGATCCGTCGGAACCGAACATCTTCAGCCCGTCCTTGTCCATCAATCCGATCAGGGTGTTGGTCTCGTTGTACAGCTCTAATATACCGGCCTCGTTCTGATTCGTGCCAAGTTTCAACGTGCCGCCCTTGATCATGTCCGCCACGAGATTGATGACGTTGATATTCTGCATGTTCATCGTGCCGTCGATGGTCCACGCGCTGTTGAACGTTCCATTGATGCCGGTAGAAGAAAAGCCGATACCGGCGGAATTGATCATGATGACGTTGGTCGCGGATTCCTTCGGCAGGGTATCAAGGACCAGGATCTTGTCGCCGTCATAAATGACGTATGAATTCCCCAGCGTCTGCCATATCTGCGCGGTGGCCTGCTC